ACTAGGTTTAACGCAAGTAACAGCAGCAGCGGAATTGATGCCCAATTGTTTAGCTGTATGTTCATTTGTCTTAATCGCCTCTTGTTTGAGTTCTCGAAACCAGGTTACTAATTCTGTTTCTTTAACGGCAGAAAGCTTGTGGGCGCTAAGCAAAGGGTGATCACAACACCCGGTCATAGACACCCCCAACAGAGCTTCCTCTGCACAGTTATGCTTCCATCGCGCGGACAAGAATTTAAAATCAGTAAGGCTTGCTTGGAGAGTACCCAGAAAAGCTGCATGTTTAATCTTTTCTTTGAGCACATCCAACGTATCATCTGCGCGCACAATAATCTCTGTTAAGTTACAGAATTGTTTTGGTCGCAATAGAATTTCAGAGCAGGGGTTACACCCCCACTCTTGATTCTCGTCACGCCTGTGGTCTGTATACTTCTTTACAGCCGCTTCTCGATTGAAGATTCCGCGCTCTCCATTTTGGTTTTTGTGTAAGCTGAGCATTTCAGAAAGAAAGTCATCAACACTTGGTTTAACCTTGTACGCGATGCTGTTGTTGGCATATGACCTATAGGGATGATTTTCCGGTAGATAAAACTCACCCCGCTTAGAGTCGCGCAGGTTAGAGTCGCCGAGGTCACTGAGACTAATAAGAGCAGAACGGCGAACCCCTCCAACAACAACCACACTAGCCACTTTGCACACCAAGTCATGGGACTCAAGAGTAGTAAGCCTACGGCCTTTAGCGTGGTTAAAAACTTTAACGGTATATTCGAATAATTCATTCAACGGTTCAGGGCCAGAAGCCCTGCCTCCAAAGGTTTTAAGTCGGGAACCTGCCGGACGTATCTTGCTCATATCCCACGAAGGAATACGACCAGCATACAACAAAGAAACAAGCTCTCTATAAGATGCTGCCCACCCCATTTTACTATCCTTCACGATAATTTTAGTGTCTGTAGGCAGCAGAACATTGGACACCATAGGCAATCGGCTAACGTACATATCTTCAACTGAGTACCCTACTCCGGTGCCGCACATCAACACATAGAGTATCTCTGAGAACACACGGGGATCATCAATCGGAACGTAAGCGCAATTGTATCCCGCAACGTGGTGGTTCTCTAAGGCTTTCCCTGCAGACATCATGACGCGCATTGACGGCATGACCTCCATACGGCGAACAGCTTCCATAGACTCGTCAATCTGGGCGTGGAGCTTGCTTATGGTGCGCCCCAGCCAGAACTGTTTCACTCTATCCACAGTTTCGTCCCAGGTTTCTCTACGCTTTACTTCGTCGTTATATCTAGCGTAGCGCGATATATGAATATAGTCTTGGTAGGGCGTGGTCATTAGTCAGTAGCCTTATGTAAGTTTTTCAAAATCTCGTATAAGTTTTCTAAAACCTTATAATTATCTTTGAATCTTTCTTCGTCAATCGGCGCACATCGTACCGTAGTTTGGTACGCAGATTCAATCATGCTCGCTGCCAAAAACACTGTCTTGTTGTCGCAGCAACTCTGTTTTTTCTTTGGCGCGGTGGTATTCTTTTTTCTTGTTTCGCTCAACGCGCTGCCTGTACTTTGGGGTTCTGACTTCCTTGGCATAGGGATTATACCTCCGAGTTTGTTTTGCTGTTTTCATCTTCATCGTATTCGGCCTCGCCCAAGTCAAATAAATTTATGCATTGCATTATTTTTTCTGGGAAAGCGTTGATTATTTCTTTTGTAGACAAATTAAGGATATCCACTAAATCATCAGGATCATAGCGGTATAGTATCTGTGCTAATTTTTCGTCTACGGTGTAAGTCACGGGGTATATTCTTTCATAAGGTATTCCATGCTGACCTCCATAAGGTCATAGTCACCTTCGTCTACTTCATGTTTGAGAAGTATTCCAGACCAGCTTTGCGCATTCTTTTGCGGCCCCAAATACTCGTGATAGTCTGAGTAAAACCTGCCGCACACCAGACCTCGACGGCGTTTGCCCGTGCAAGTATATATTTCGCCAGTTTGTTTTGTTTGCTGGTGACCCATTGAAAAGCTGCGCCCTAGACTTTTTAGCTTAGACTCAATCGTCCCGCCGATCGCGTTCGACATAAGACTGGTAGGATTAACAAAGTAATGTGAATAGCATATCCCGTCTAAATCTGCTATCTCTAAAAACTGGTGGGTAGTAACATCCAACTGCTCTAACGGCTTCAAGATTAACTCAGACAAACTCAAGTGGGTATCCATGCGTCGAAGGTTAGCTGACGAAGCTGCCCGCGTCACTCGGTACTCATGGTTACCTACACAAAAATGTATTTCGGGGTCATAGCGATTAGTTCTGACACCTTTCAGAAACACCTTCATAGCATCCCACCCTGACGCTAGGTCAGCAATTAAGTTCTTGCTTTCCCACCCACGGTCTCCTGCTTTATCGTAGCTAGACAAACTGGGAAAGTCCCACCAATCCCCTATTAAAATGATTTTATCAGGGCGGTGTTTGCGTAGATACTTTGCCGCTGCGCGTATGTGTCCTGTTTCTGATCCTGGAAATATTTGGGTATCGGGAATCATTGCATGCTTCATAGCAGCCACTCCGTGGGTAGCGTGCTTCCAGATGCCGCTACGATCCCTTGCGTAGCGCACCAAGAAACGTACCGTTGTTTTTTATTACTCGTAAGCCAATTGTCGTACATAAAAAGCATTCTAAAATTATCCTTAGTCAACTTATTATCACTTTCTAATACAGACATGATCTTTGTGCGCCCGGCTGAGTCCCACTTCCCTTTGGTTTCGATCCACAAATCATGGTCTGTCAAATAAAAGTCTGGTGTATAAGAGGCTCTCCTGCCTGCGTCTTTCCCCCCGCAGTCCCTGCAGATAGAGTTTTTAATGGGGTATATGTACGAAATAATCTCTGGCTCATACAGAAAGTTAATGCCTTCTGTTTCCAGGTGCTGGCTAAAACGATACTCGTATTGCGATTTGTACGGCGCAATATCAACTCGACGTTTTAAACGGGCACGCGTCCGGGACTGTACGCCAAATCCATAAGAGGTCGCAGTTGTTGTTGTAGCGGTCTTTCCACGCGGCTTTGTACTCATCTTTGTAGGCTTTTTCGACTGTTTTTTGGGCTTTTTCATTCGACATTCCTATCGGGATTAATCTGTTAGATTTGACCGGGCCGATCCCGTTTATGCCAAATATATTATCCACTCGATCGCCTTCCAACATTTGTCTCCAGAACACCGCCGCAGCACGTTCTTCCGACACTTCCGTTATCGTCCCAGTCGTAAAGTTGTAGTGATAGCCTGCAATCTGTTGCAGGTCTTTGTCTATCGTACAAATAACAGGGGTAAGCCCTTTGCTGCGCAGAGTCAGGCACGCTTGCCCGAAAAAATCATCAGCTTCGCACCCCTCAGTCAAATATCCATTGTGCTTAGCTTTTAAATAGACTTTTATCTCTCCCAAGTGAGTCGGCTTGTGGTTGGGATCCCTGTTAGCTTTGTATTCTTTGTCAATTTCCGTACGAAAATTTGGAGTTTCGGCATTGCCAGTTAAGTACGTTAAATAATTAACTGTTTCTCTCTGTACTTCAAAATAGTTGCAGGCGTAATCGATTGTGGTCTCAATCAAGCTAGAACAGTTATGCAGAGCATTTTCAACGGGCTCTGCCTCGCGATACCATACCAAATGATTCTCAGGCACTTCTATAAGAGCCTCTTTTTTTAGGTGGAACGAGGCCCCTCCATCTTTGGGGTGGGTTCGATCGTCATGATAAATGCGTTTTTCTGCGGCGAACCCTGCGCGATAAGCCACTATATCTCCGTCCAAAAGAAGCGTTACGCCTAGTTGATCCATAGCAACACCCTCGATCATTGTTAAAAAGGCTCCCCGCCACACCGCAGCGGAGAGCCACACTCGTTACGCGACTTTAAGCTCGTCCAGGGCCTTTACCGCAGCAGCCATTGCCTCATTCGTGTGGGCCAGTCTCACAGAAGGGCTGGGGTCCTTTTCTGGTAGATCAACATCCCCGGATGTCCAAGCAACAAACTTCTTAGC